AAGAGAAACCGATTCTCAGGTGATTATCACCACCTGGCAGTCCATCTACAAACTCCCCCGCAAATACTTTTCAAGATTTAATGTGGTCGTTGGAGATGAAGCACACCAATTTAAATCGAAGTCATTAATATCTATAATGACAAAACTTGCCGATGCAAAGTATCGTTACGGATTTACTGGTACGTTAGACGGTACACAAACACACAAATGGGTCTTAGAAGGTCTCTTTGGACCATCATATAAAATTATTCGTACTGCAGAATTAATGTCTAAAGGTCATGTTGCCAAATTAGATATTAATGTGCTTCTATTGAAACACCCTGCACACAAATTTGAAACTTTTGAGGACGAAGTTCAATATATTATCAATCATGATAGAAGAAATAAATTCATTCGAAATCTAGCTCTCGATTTAAAAGGAAATACTTTAATTCTTTTTGCAAGAGTTGAGGGGCATGGTCAACCACTCTACGATTTAATAAATAACGGTAGTGTAGAAAATCGACACGTATTTTTTGTCCATGGTGGAGTGGATACAGAAAATAGAGAACTGGTGAGGGAGATTACTGAAAAGGAAGATAACGCAATTATTGTTGCTTCATATGGAACATTCAGTACTGGTATCAATATTAAGAATTTGCATAATGTTATTTTTGCTTCTCCTTCTAAATCCAGAATACGTAACCTCCAATCAATTGGAAGAGTTCTTAGAAAAGGAAACAACAAAACAAAAGCAACTCTATATGATATCGCTGACGATATATCCTACAAATCCAGGAAAAATTATACCCTTAACCATTTAATAGAGAGAATCAAAGTATATAACGAGGAAAATTTTAATTACGATATAGTAAACATACCGCTTAAAAACTAATGGGAGAAGAATTTTATTGTGTTATTAAACTAGTTTCCGGGGAAGAAGTCTTCTCTCTTGTAGCAAAAGATGAAAATGATGGAGACCCAGTATTAGTTTTACAAACACCAATAGTAATGAAAATGGTTAACAGTCCTTCTGGATTTTTTATAAAAATCCGACCATGGGTTGAAACAGTAAACGATGATTTCTTTATTGTAAAACCTGATAAAATTATTACTATGACTGAAGTTAAAGATGAAAATTTAATTAACTTGTATACAAGTTACTTAGAGAATAATGATGATGAGGAAATTGTAAATGATTTAAATGATTACAATCCAAGAAAAAAGGGGAGAAGTTCTGGGAAAGTAAAACCATCAGAAAAGATGGGATATATATCTTCCGTAAAAGAAGCAAGAAAGAAACTAGAAGAAATATTTAAGTTAGAAGTAGAAGACTCTAAAGAAAGCTAAAGACTCATCTTCAAACCTAACAAAGGTATTCTACTCATGATTCACTATATTGTCAAGCCCTAAAAGTATGGTATAATATTAATAATTTATATTATAAAGAGTAATGAATTATGCCCAAAAAGAAATCAGAACATTATGTAAACAATAAAGAGTTGTTAGAGGCAATGATCAACTACCGTGCCAGGGTAGAAACATCATATATGAAGACTTTCAATAAAGACCTCACTGAATTACCAAAACAAGAAAGAGGAAAACAGTGGGAAGGTAAACCTCCTATTCCCAATTATCTTGGCGAATGTTTTTTAAAGATTGCAACACACCTCTCCTACAAACCAAACTTTGTTAACTACATGTTCCGTGAGGATATGATTTCTGACGGCATTGAAAATTGTGTTCAATATATTCATAACTTTGACCCGGAGAAATCAAAGAATCCTTTTGCATACTTTACTCAAATTATTCACTATGCCTTCCTTCGCAGAATTGGTAAGGAGAAAAAGCAACTAGAAATCAAAACCAAAATTATTGAAAAGACTGGTTTTGATGAAGTTATGATGGTTGATGATAGCTTGCTTTCTGGGCACAGTTCGGACTATAATACTATTAAGGACAATATCCAATATCGAAATCGATGAAGGTTGCAATCATCACAGACACTCACTATGGTGCTAGAAAGGGTTCTAAGTATCTTCATGACTACTTTGAACTCTTCTATCAGAATGTCTTTTTTCCTGCCCTAAAAGAGCACGGTGTTGAGGCAGTCATTCACATGGGTGATGCATTTGATAGTCGTAAGTCAATTGATTACCAAAGTCTTGAGTGGTCCAAGAGAGTTGTCTTTGACAATCTCAAAGATTACGATGTGCATATGATTATTGGTAATCATGATACATATTACAAGAATACAAACGAAGTAAATTCACCAGAACTTCTTCTTCAAACTTATTCAAATATCAATACTTATAGTCAACCTACAGAAGTTAAAGTTGGTGGATTGGATATTCTATTTTTACCATGGATTAATCAAGGAAATGAAGAAGCATCTTATCAACTCATTAAAAAGACAACTAGCAAGGTCGCGATGGGGCACCTTGAACTCCAAGGATTTAGAGTTAATCGACAAATCATCATGGAGCATGGTTTGGCGAGCAAATTATTTGAGAAGTTCAAATATGTCTTCTCCGGTCACTATCACACTCGATCGAATGATGGACGGGTATTTTACCTTGGAAACCCCTACGAAATGTACTGGACGGATGTCAACGATACTAGAGGATTCCATATATTTGATACGGAAAACCTTACTCTGACTCCAATTAATAACCCTTATAAATTATTTCATAACATCTATTACGAAGATACCAACTACAAGTTGTTTAATGCTTCACAATATGAAAATAAAATTGTAAAAGTTATTGTCCGTAAAAAGACTAATCCAAAAGACTTTGAAAAGTTTATTGATAAACTTCATTCTGTTGGGATTCAAGAACTTAAGATTGTTGAAAATTTTGATATTCATGAATCTGAAGAGTTTGAAGTTGATGAGGAAGAAAATACCCTTTCAATTTTAAATCGATATATTGATGAGTCTGAGTTTGAATTTGATGGTAATATAATTAAAGGTATCTTTCAAGATCTGTATAGGCAAGCTTGCGAAGTAGAGTAAATGTTTCTTCTCACCCTTAAAGATAATAAAGATGATGGTGCTTATGCTGTTCAAGATCGATATGGGCACAAAGTTCTATTTCTGTTTGAGGAAGAGGATGATGCCGAAAGATATGCTATGATGCTTGAGGATAATGAAGAAGCAAGTATGGATATCGTTGAAGTTGACGATGAACTTGCTATAAAAACCTGTAAACTGCATGATTATAAGTATGCAGTTATAACTCCAGATGACATTGTAATTCCCCCCAAAAATGATAACTTTCAAGAAGATTAGATATAAAAATTTTCTCTCTACTGGAAACCACTTTACTGAAATTGACTTTCAGCAACATCACACAAATCTAATCATCGGAACAAACGGTGCTGGTAAATCTACCATGCTGGATGCACTTACCTTTGGTTTGTTTAATAAACCTTTTCGTAAAATCAATAAACCACAGTTGGTAAACACTACCAATGAAAGAGACTGTGTAGTTGAAATTGAATTTTCTGTCAATAGTAGGGATTATTTGGTGCGTCGTGGAATTAAACCAAATGTTTTTGATATTGAGGTAAACGGTGTTCCCTTGCATAAGGAAGCAGATGACCGTTCTAATCAGCGCATTTTGGAAGAAAATATTCTCAAGGTAAACTATAAGTCTTTTACTCAAATTGTGATTTTGGGTAGTAGCACCTTTGTGCCTTTTATGCAATTGACGACATCAAATCGTCGTGAAGTAATTGAAGATCTTCTTGATATTCGTATCTTTTCTGCAATGAATGGTCTTATCAAGGATCAAATTCGTGTTCGTAGAGATCAAGTCAAATCTTTGGAGTTGAAGAAAGATACTCTCAAAGATAAGATGAAGATGCAACAAAATTTTATTGAAGAACTTGAGGATCGTGGTCATGCCAATATCGATTCCAATCAAGCAAAGATTGATAAACTTTTGGATGAAGAAAACTCATATATGTTGAGTAATGACGATTTGAATTATCGAATGGAGACTCTCCAAGAGCAGTTGGAAGGAGTCACTGGTGCTGGTGATAAGTTAGTAAAGCTTAATAATCTTAAAGGTAAAATCTCTCAGAAAGTATCTGCGATTACGAAAGAACATAAGTTTTTTACTGAAAATACGGTATGCCCCACCTGCACACAGGAGATTGAAGAAGAGTTTCGTGTAAATAGAATTAGTGATGCTCAAAATAAGGCAAAGGAACTTAAAGATGGTTATGCAGAACTTGAGAAAACAATTAAGTCTGAACAAGAAAGAGAGCGTCAGTTTATTGCACTATCTCAGGAGATTACAAAGCTAACACATGGCATTTCTCAAAACAATACTCGGATTAACCTCAACCAGAGACAAATCAGAGATCTTGAACATGAAATTCAAACTATTACCAGTAACTTACAAAACAGAAATACTGAACATGAGAAACTAGAAGAGTTTCGAGAAAATCTCCAAAAGACAATAGAAGACCTCTCAGACAAAAAACAAGAAATCGTTCATTACGATTTTGCCTATTCCTTACTCAAGGACGATGGCGTAAAAACGAAGATCATTAAGAAATATCTTCCGTTCATTAATCAGCAAGTAAATCGTTATCTTCAAATGATGGATTTCTACATCAATTTTAAACTTGATGGGGAATTCAATGAAACTGTTGAATCACCAATTCATGAACACTTCTCATACTCTTCTTTTAGTGAAGGTGAGAAAATGAGAATTGACCTTGCACTCCTCTTTACTTGGAGAGAAGTTGCACGACTCAAGAATTCGGTGAATACTAATTTGCTGATTATGGATGAAGTATTTGATTCATCACTTGATGGATTTGGAACAGAAGAATTTCTTAAGATCATTCGGTATGTGATTAAAGATGCTAACATCTTTGTCATTTCTCATAAGACTGATCTGCATGACAAATTTGAAAGTGTCCTAAAGTTTGATAAAGTAAAAGGTTTTTCAACTATGGTGTCTTGATACACCCAAGAACAATGCAAGTCCCCAACTGGAAACACAATTCTGGTAAAGAACAGAAACGAAAACTGAAACCACAAGCAATGCGAGCACGGCGAGAAGCACTACGCCAGTTCAAAAAGCGTCACATGACCCCGCCTGAACAGCGGGGTTCTTTTGTATAATACTTCCATACGAAACAAATCAGATGGCAGTCAATCACGAAATCAAGTCTCAACTCGCCAAACTGCTTGCTACTGAGGATCTGGTGGTTGAGCACAAAAAAGTAGAGACCGCTCAGTTCAATGTTCATACCCGTGTGTTGACTCTTCCGATGTGGGAGCGAGCAAGTAGTGTTGTATATGATATGCTTGTCGGTCATGAAGTTGGTCATGCACTTTACACTCCTGACCGCAACTGGTTGAAGGAAGTCAAGATTCCCCCTCAGTTTGTCAATATTGTTGAGGATGCTCGTATTGAGAAACTAATGAAGCGTCGTTATGCTGGTCTTTCTAAGACGTTCTTTAATGGGTATAAAGAACTTGCAGAGCAAGATTTCTTCCAAGTTGCTGATGAAGATATCAGTTTGATGAATCTTGCTGACCGTGCAAATCTGCGGTTCAAGATTGGTAA